GGTCTTCAGCTTCTCGATCGCACTGGTGACCTGCTTGACCTGGTCCTCGACGTCGTCGAGCTGGTTGGCCTTGTCGATCAGGCCCTGGAGCTGGTCCTCGGAGATCTTGCCCAGGAGGCCGGCATCGAACCGCGAGCGCAGCCGAGCCGCGTTCTTGTCCATGCCCTGCAGGAGGTAGTTCGCCTCGGCGAGCTTCTGGTCGAGTCGCTCGGTCTCGCTCTCGAAGGGCGACTTGCTCTTGCTGCCGCCGCCGGTCGGCGTCACCAGGGGCAGCCCAGCTTTCGCGGCCGCTACCTGCGCCGCACCCTGCTGGCGGATTTGGTTGAGCATCTCCTGGAGCCGGCCGATGACCGTCTGGATGACCTGGGCATCCTGACCGATCGCGGTCGCGAGCTGCGCCTGGGAGCTCGCGATCATCGCAGCGATCAGCTGCTGCTGGTTGGCGTAGAAATCCGAGACCGACTGGATGCGCTTGACCTGGTAGTCCTTCTCGATCCGGTCCTTTTCGGCCGCGTTGTCGCCTGCGGCCTTCAGATCCTGGTCACGCTGATCCTGGAGCTTGTTCTGCTGTTCGGCGTAGGCGCCGTTCGTCTTGGCCAGATCCGCTTCGAGCGAGCGCAACTGCTGCGACGCCGCTTCCGAGACCTCGTTGTTCTTGAAGGTGTCGACCGACTTCTGGTAGACGGTCATCAGCTTGTTGAACTGGGCCTCGATGCCGCCGATCTGGTCCTTGAGCTGGGCGATCTGCTCCCGCTGCGGCCCGACCTGCCAATTCGCCGTCGGCTTGAAGTTCTGGAGCTCCTGCAGCTGGTCGACCAGCTTGCCCCGCTCCTCCCACAGGCTCTCGAGCTGATCCTTGGCGCCGCTGATCTGGTCTTCGGTGATGAAGAGGCTGCCCTTATTGGCAATCGCCTGGATCTTCTCCGCCTTGGCGCCGAACAGATCGAGCTGGTCGCCCAGCGTGAACAGGCCCGCGGCAATGATGCCGATCGGGCCGGCCAGCAGCGCGATGCCGCGCCCAAGCACGCCGGCAGCCATCGCCGCCCGGCCGAAGATCGTGGTCGCGCCGGCGGTCGCCGCCCCAAGGCCCGTGACGCCGCCAGCAGCCGTGCCCGCTGCGCCTGCAGTCGCGGCCATCTGGCCGTTCATGACCTGCATGGCCATGCCGAAGGCGACGAAGCCCGACCGGACGTTCTCGACCGCGGCGCCGATGCTGCGGAAGACCTGGATCGACCGGCTGACGCCGAAATAGAGGAGGAACGCCTCGCCGACGGTGACGATCGTGCCGCGCCACTCCAGGAAGAAATCGACGACGGCTCGGCCGACCTGCAGCATCTGGGTCAGCCCGGCGCCCAGGTCGATCATGAAGGCCTTGGCGTCCGGCGTCCGCAGCAGGTCGACGATCGCCTGCAGCTGGGTCTTGGCCTCGGTGAAGAAGCCGCCCTCTTCCGTCGACGTCAGGAGCTGGGTCCAGTTCGTCGACGCCTGGGCGACGAGGCCGTTCCAGGTGCCCATCATGGCGGCCGCGCGGCCACCGAAGACGCGGTCGAACTCGCCGAACATGCGCTGCAGCGCACCTTCCGCCTGGACGGCACCCTTGGAGACGAGCTTGACGAACTCGCCATAGGTCATGCCGGCGCTGCGCGCCATCAGGGCGACGGCGTTCGGCACGGCCTCGCCGAGCTGCTGCCGCAGCTCTTCCATGCTGATGACGCCCTTGCCGCCCATCTGCTGGATGGCGAGCGAGGCGCGCTGGAACTGCTGGTCGGAGCCGCCGAACGCCGCGACGGCGTCCATCAGAGAATTCAGGCTGCCGTCGAGCGGGTCGAGCCCGACGGACTTCATCTTGACGAAGCTGTCAGTGATCGAGCCGACGGCGAAGGGCGCTTCCCGCGCCTGGTCGAAGATCCAGCTCAGCTGGTTCTTCGCGTCGAGATCCTTGCCGGCCTCCGACGACGCGGTCGACATGCCCTTCAGGAGGAAGGTCATTCGCTCGATCTCGGCATTCGCCTTGACGATGCCGAGCATCCAGCCGGTGGTGACGGCGTGAACGTTCTGGACGGCGTGGCCGATCAGACCAAGCGTCAGGGTGACGTCCCTGAAGGTCTGACCGGCCGTCTTGAGCCGATTGTCGAGCCGGTCGACCCCGACGACGGTGCCGCGGAGCTGCTGCTCGAACTGCTGGACAGTCGAACCGGCACGCACGATGCGCTGCACGAAGCGCCCGTCGTCCAACTCCAGTTCGACTCTAATTTGTCCAGCGGTGGCCACGATGCCTCACATCAGAGAAGGTTCTTCAGGCCGTGCAGGCCCGCGCGGTCGAGTTCGGACGTGTCTTCGCGAGAAATCCCGCCGCCCTCTTCCAGGATCAGCGCGTCACTCAGAGAACTCACGCCGTCCTTGACTTGCCGAGCGACGAGGACCTGCAGACCGCGCAAGTCGTCACGCGCCTTGAGACGGTTGATGTTGCGTGCAAGGAGCCAGAAGGCGCGGATGGGAACTTCAAGCAGTTCCCAATAGCCGAGCCCGTATTCGCGCATGACTGCGGAGAAGACGAGACCGAAGTCGATCTCGGTTACGCCGCCTTCTCCGCCTGGGCGTTTCCCTCAGCGGCCCCGGCATCGCCGTCGCGCACGAAGGCGAGGATCGCGTTCAGCTGGGGCATGGTGAACTTCCGGGCGCCCTCGACGCCGAGGGTCGGGAACGACACCGCGACGGCCTCGACCATGAACTCGAACGAGCCGGCCGCATCATTCTGGATGGTGCGGGTCAGCTTCGCCTGGTCGATGAATTCGCCGACGGTCAGTGCCTTCATCGCGTGCGTCTCGCCCTTGAACTTGATCACCTTCTCGGGCGTGGTCGTCGGCAGCTCGTCGAGATCAAGGAGGGACTGGGAGTCCATTCGGTCTTCTCGCAATTCGTGGATGGGGATCAGGACGGGGAAAAGAGACTATCAGTCAGTGATGACTGACCAATGCGGACATGGTTAGAGCGCGGCGGCGCTCTCGTCGCCGACAATGGCGACGACGCCGGTCACCGGGTCGGGATAGCCGGTGAAGACGACGTTGTAGATGCGCTCCTCGTCCTTGCGGTAGACGAAGGTCATCTGGCCAGGCGTCATCGCCTTCGACACGGTGAAGTCGTCGGCCTTGTTGCCGACCGCGTTGGCGGTCGGGTGCAGCACCAGCTTCTGCGCCAGGTCGAGCAGCGACATGCCGACGCCGGTGGAGAGCAGCACCTTCTTCTTGGCCGGCGTGCCGGCATCGGACACCAGGGTCGCGCCCGGCATGGTGGCGATCAGGTTCTCCAGGGTGGTCTCGGCGAGCGGCACGGTCACCGTGACCTCGCGGCCCAGGATGTATTCGTTGATGGTCGAGTTGCCGAACTGGTCGACATTGACCTTGTGGGTCTCGGTGGTCACGGCAACTTCAACGCCGCCCTTGGTGTAGCCGAGATCGGTCGCACCAAAGGTCACGTTGCAGACGCCGAGCTTGACGTTCTTGGTATCCGAAGGCACGTCGGTGCTCCTATCTCGGTTCAGTAGCGGTCAAAGCAGGACAACATTATAGTCAGTGCTGACTGACAATTCCAGCACATCTGCATCCGACCGCGGGTAGACGATCGGCTTATGCCGAGGCCGGATGAAATTCACCTTGTAGCCGGCGACGGGCGCGCCCTCGTCGCCCTCGATGGTGAGCGCCGGCAGGACCCGCTTCATCACCGCGTCGCCGTCCTGGAAGCGGGCGCAGCGCACGATCACCTGGAAGGTGCCGCGGAAGTAGCCGGGAAGCTCGGGATCGATGGGCACGAGGTTGCCGACGCCGTTGAGCAGCAGCACGCCGTTGGTCACCGCCAGCGGCATGGTGTAGATGAAGATCGACGCATCCGGCACGCCGGCGGCCGTCAGCAGCGGGACGATCGCATCCAGTTCCATCACAGCACCTTCTGAATGGCCGTCTCGATCGCGCCTGCGATCTTGTCCTGGCGCTCGTCCCGGGCCCGCTCGAGAAACTTCCGGCCGACCAGCCTGGTCACGTGACCCTGCTTCTCCAGCGACTTCGGGCCGAGCTGGTAGACGGCCTCGTGGATGAAATCGATGTAGGCGTTGACGTCGACCCCGTTGACCTCGCCGCCGACCTCGATCGCGATCTCGACCCGGCGGGCGCCGCCGATGGTCTCGATGACCTGGTGGGACATCTCGAGGTTGCCCTCGAGCACCGGCGCCTGCTCCTGGCTGATCTCGGCGATGAGCTTCGCCTCCTTGCGCAGCTGGACGAGCGCGGCCCTGCTGGTCCGCTCGCCGAGCCGCTTCATCTCCAGGATCACGCCGGCGACGCCCGTCACCTTGCTCATGCCGGGATCGCCGCCACGGCCGAGCAGTCGACCTCGTAGTGGTGCAGCCGGCCGGAGACGGTCGTCCGCGGGAACACCATCTCGGCGCGCAGCTTGAGCGTCGTCGTGGTGCCGCGGATCGTGACCTCGACCAGGTCGTCCAGCTTCGGCTCGAAGGCCGGGTGGAACAGCACCTTGACCTCGATCACCACCTCGCGCGCATTGGCCCGGGAGGCGCTGGAATCGGACCGCACCGACGTCTTCATCGAGCGCGGCTCGACCTTCACATAGGCGCAGCGGACGCCCGGCGTCTTCTTGCCCGGCAGCGCCTGGCCGTAGCGGTCATAGCCGCCCGGGCGGGTCACGATGCAGGTGGCATTGGGGATGAAGAGCACGTGCGGCCTCCTACTCGCCGGCGCCGACCAGGCGCACGACGGCTTCGCTGTTCGGGTGGAAGGCCTCCTCGCGGATGTCGGCGTAGGACGGGAGCTTGCCGCCGGGGTAGATCGAGAAGCGGAGGCGGTCGAAGCGGTGCCGGCTGTCCGGATGCCGGACCTCGGCCTCGGTGAAGCCGTGATCGGCCAGCGTCAGGAGGTAGGTCTCGTTGTAGGTGTGTAGGAGATGCTGGCGCCAGGCGGTCCGGACGAACTTCTGGCTCGGCCATTTGCGGGACAGCCGGTCGCTGAAGTAGAAGCGCATCTGCGGCGGCGGGTTCGCGCGGACCTGGATCAGCGCGGCCCGGTCGGAGATGCCCTGGCTGCGGGCCCTCAGATCCAGGTCGAGCGCCGCCGAGCGCAGCACCCGCTCGACAGTCGTGATGTCGCGCTCGATCTGGGTCGAGACTTCGCGCAGCAGATGCTCGCCCGACGCGCTCAGGTGCGCGCTGACACGCTCGGGCACGTCGCGCGCTATCTCGCTCACCCCGATGTCGCGGTGCCCGTCTGCGAGCGCTCCCTGCGCGATGTCGTGGCCGGCCGTGTCCAGCATCGAGCGCTCGGTCGCGAGATAGGTCCGGGCGACGCCGTAGAGGCCGGCCCGGGCGCTCTCGACCGCGCGCAGCTCGAAGGGGTCGTCGGACTGGATCGCGGCCTGCAGCACGCCCCGGAAGCTGGCGAAGAGCGCCAGGTAGCGCTCCCCTGCCTTGTCCGGCGCCGAATGGATCAGGCCCGGGATCATGCGCGGCCGATGGTGACGGACCAGCTCACGAAGCCCCGCAGGTGGCGCAGGGCCTGTTCCGAGACCGGCAGCCTCAGCGGCTTCTCCGACCGGAACATGTATTTGGCCTCGCCGATCGAATGCGAGAACAGCCCCAGCTGGCGCTGCTCGCCGATCTCGTCGCCGCCCAGGATGACATCGGCCTCGGCGATCTGGGCCCGGGCGATGCTCTCCTTGAAGCGGCCGGACAGCCGGCTCCACTCGTCGGCGGTGAGGAGCTCGAGGCGGTCGATGTTGTAGGAGTCGCCCGGCTCCAGCGCGAGCCGGCGATGGACGTCGATGCCGTTGATGTAGCGGTCGCGCACCCGATACTTCAGCTGGGCCAGGCGCACGAAGGCCGCGATCATGGCGCTCTGGCGCGCGGTGTCGGTCGCCGCTTCCCAGCCGGACATGGGCGGCATGGACAGCGACAGGAGCACCGCCTGGTCGTAGGTCTGGACGCTGTTCTTGAGCGGCTCGAGGATCGCCTCGCGGGTCACGACGTAGCGCTCGACCAGCCTGGTCGTGCCGTCGGCCGCCATCACCAGCACCGTCAGAACGCGCAGCGCGGTGAGCTTGCCGACCAGCTGGTGAGCCGCGGCCGGGATCGTGAAGATCACGCGCTCGCTGTCGACGTCGGTCAGGATCTCGAAGCCGACGCCCGGGTCGGGGTCGCCGACCGCGACCTCCGGGTAGATCACCACGCCGCTCTCGTCGTTGAGGCGGAACCGGATCGCCGTCGGCACGAGCGGGCCGGCCTCCCCTTCCAGGGAGACCGCGACCTTGACCGACGTGTCTGCGAGGACGCGCTGCATGGTGGCTTACTGCGCCCCGCGCCGGCGGTCCTGGGCCACGAGGATCGCCTCGATCAGGCCCGTGACCGACTTGCTCTTCACGCCGTAGCCGCCGGCGATGACGCGCAGTGACTTCATCCCATCCTGGTCGGCCAGCTCGCCGAGCTGCTCGCGAGTGTAGAGCTCCGCCGGCACCGCCGGGGTCTTGAGGGCGTCGGGGTCCGCGGGCGCCTGCTTGTCCTTCTCACTGTCGCGCTCGAGCGGCGCGGCACTCTCCACCACCGCGGTCTTGAACGCCTCGATCATCGCGGCGCCCTGGCCGGCCTGGCGGCCGTCTTCCCACTCCATGCGCAAGGCCGAGGCCAGCCGGTTAACCTCCCACGGGTCGAGCTCGTCGCTGACGGACACGCCGTCCTTGAACTCGATCAGCCCGAGCGGGCCGGTATAGGTCTCGAACCCGCGTTCGATGATCCGGATGCGCATGGTCACTCCTTCAGAAAGCGGTCGAGCTCGCCGGAGGCGCTCAGGCGGACCAGGTCGTCGGCCCCGCCGATCAGCTCGTCGTGGATGAAAATCTGGGGGACGGTCTTGGCGCCGCGGGTGCGCACCGTGAACTCGGCGCGGCGGAACGGCTGCTCGGTGAGGTTGAACTCGACGAAGGGGATCCCCTTCCCCTCCAAGAGCTTCTTCGCCCGGACGCAGTGCGGGCAGGTGCTGGTGGAGTAGATCTCGATCGGGACGCGCTTCATGACCTGTCCTGCAAAAAGAATGGGGGCGGATTGACCCGCCCCCACCTTCAAAGTCACTGCTGACTGACCAACCGGATCAGATGTTGGTCACGCCGCGCAGACGGGCCAGCGACTTGGTGCTCTTCAGCGCCAGGCCGCAATACCACTTCAGCCGGGTCCGGGTGGCGTCGCGGCTCTGGACGGTGCCGATGTCCTCGACGATGATGCCGGCGCTGCGGCCGCCGTAGATGCCGTGCAGGCCATCGGCCTCGTTCAGACGCATCGCGTAGATCGAGGTCGTGTTGTTGCCCGTGCCCTGGACCTCGTTCACCGGCAGGAAGTCGTTCACGATCACCGGCACGCCGTTGTAGCTCGGCACCGGCTTGCCGAAGTTCTCCAGCTGGATCATGACGGCGTCGTTGCCGCCCAGCGCCCGCAGCAGGGCGCGCACGCCGCGCCAGGTGCCCTTGCGCATCATGATCGCGTCGGCGCCGTTCGGCACGGCATCGAGCAGCTCGTCGAGCGAGGCCAGGGCCACGGCACCGCCGTTGGCGCCGGCGGACAGGGTCTGGTCGACCGAGGTCAGCACGCGCACGCCGTCGAAGGCCTTGGCGTTGACGGTGCGGTCGCCGTTGACCACGGTGCGACGGAAGGCGCGACCCAGGCCCTTCGCCTTGGAGGCGATCTGGGTGGCCAGCTGGTCGTTGGTATCGTCCATCGTGTCGGCCAGGAACTTGTCGACATCGACGTCGCCGGCCAGACGCGCCAGGCGGGAGATCACCTCGTCGAAGGTGGCCGCGCCTTCCGGCACGTCCTCGTTGACGTCGATGAAGTCGCCCTCGCTCAGGGTCAGCTCGCGGTTGTAGACGTAGGCCTTGCCCACGACCTGCATGAACGGCAGAAGGGCGAACAGCTCGTCCTTCTCGATGATCTCCTCGATGACACCAGCCTCGAGCTGGTTATTCGAGAGCTTTTCAGCCTCAGCGCGAAGCAGCGGCATCTTCGGATCGCTCCATTTGGGGAAGTGCAGATTGATGTGCGGACATAATAATAAGTCAGTGCTGACTGATAAGACAAGGCGAAAGTGACACACATGCCACCTTCGCCCGCCTGGTCCTTACTTGCGCTTCAGACTGCCCTTGGCCAGGGCCGCGGAGATCCGCGACAGGCCCGACAGCTCGGAGGCGCTCTCGACCGTCTTGGTCTTGTCCTGGGTCGTGCTGGCCGCGCCAGGCTTCAGCTTCGACTTCAGGAGATGATCGCGGTCGGGGTCGGCCTCGACCAGGCGCTTCATGGCGTCCTCGAACGGCACCGGGTTGCCCCGGGCATCGATCAGGGGCGTCCGGCCGGCCTCGCCACGCGGCTTGTCATAGCCGACCAGCTTGCCGTCGACGATGTCGAAATGCGGCCCGTAGACCACCCGCGACTTCGCCGGGGTCAGCAGCAGCTCCGACTTGATGAACTCGCTGTCGTTGAAGGCAGTGCCGATCGTCAAGTTGTCGATCGTGCTGGTCAGACCGGCGATCCGGCCCTCGAGCTCCTGCACCCGGGTGTTCGCGGCGCCGAGCTCGCGGCTGTGCTCGTCGGCCATGCGCGTCTTCAGGGTCTCGAAGTCGCCCTTGGCGGCGAGCGCATCCTCCTCGGCCTTCTTCTGGGCCGCGATCAGGGACCGGATCTCCTTCGGGTCGAGACCCTCGAAGTCCTTCAGCCGGGTGTTGGCCTGCTCCAGCGCGGTCTGGGCCGCGGTCGCGGCATCCTTCAGGCGCACCAGTTCGGCGGCAGCAGCAGCAGCAGCGGCAGCGTCGCCACCACCGTTGCCGCCGTCACCGGCGCCCACGTCCTTCTTTTCCTTGCCCGCGTCCGCCGCCGGCTCGCCGCCGCCTCCGACGCCCTCACCTTCCTTGTCCAGGAGCAGGGCATAGGCCGAGACGCCATTCAGGAGCT